AAACTCATTTCAATCCTTCCTTATTTTTTATTAATTCCGACCATCTTTTAGAGACTTCGTAATATACTTCATTTTCTATAATATTCAGAGCTCCCGATTTTACGAAATATTCGGTCTCTAATTTATATTTTATCCTTAAATATAAATCCATTTTTTCTGGTAAAGTTCCTTTTAATCTTAATTCTGATAATATATTAACCAAATCTAATAATTCCAAATTTGTTAATACTTTAAATAAATCTTCAATCATTTTAACCTTCTTTTATTATGGTTCATACAATAATTCTTACACTTTGGTTGTACACAACCTTTGGGCTTAAAAAATAATTTAAATTCCATACTACTACCACATTCAGGACAATATGGCCCTAAATCATCCTCTCTGATTAACCTGATAGGAGAAGGAATAGGTTTATTAGGTGGATTCATTACTCTACTTGTTGGGGGACTACCTTCTGGTCTTTGTCCATCAAATATGATGAATTTTTCAAAATCTTTTTTCATATACTTCCTTTTACTAATAGAATCCCTACTGATTCGAACAGTACGACATTCCACTCACCTATTTAACGTCAATGGCTTTGCAGGCCATTAGTGAGGAAGGGACTCATTTATTATTATAACTTTTTTCTATTAATAAAACAGATCGCTGCCATATTTTTCTTCTAATTTCTGTTCTTCTAATTTCTTTTCATTTACTACTTGTTTTATTTCATTCAAATGTTCTGGTTTAAGAATTTTTAATCCTTCCCCCATATAGTATATGTGCCAACCACAATATTTAATGATATCACTTTTTTCCCTCATACCGATATCTGGCCACATAGAATCTATCACCCTAGAGGCTCGTTCCTTATATTGATTATTCAATTCCTGATAAACTTTATAGTTAATAATATCTTCATGCCTTTTCATATTTTTATATTTATAAAATATTTTATAAATAATCGATGCAACCATACATAATATAGCAACTATACCGACCGTTGAAATATCCATGATTAAACTCCATTTAGTTTTTATAAATCTTAATAATTTTATTAATAAGATTTTCGTCTACTCTGTAATTTACATCTAAATTCGTAATTTTTTTCATAGTTATGTATATATTTAAATAAGATAAAGATAATGTAGGATTAAAGTGATTTCTAAAAAGATTATATTCTGGTAGGAAATTCCAATATCTATTAGAAATTTCCCAACTAAAACCTTCTTTCAGAAAGAAATTAATAGAATATTTTTTTGCGGCAGGAATTAAAATATTTTTTATTTCGGAAACTTTATTTTTATTAATAAATAAATCTTTTAGAATAAGGAAACTAATAGATAAAAAAACTACAAATAAGAGATAAATTTCAAATACAATTGCCGACATAAACAACTCCATTGATCATATATATTATAACACGCTTTCATAATATTGTCAACTATTGATTTAATCTAAAGCTGAATTTAATATATCCACTATCTGATTAGTTTCTATATTTTTATCTATACTTTTATTAGATTTAATTTTGTTAATTTTATTTAATATATCTTGATTAATCAAAGTATAAAAATCAGATGGCAATCCTAAAGCCCCTGAATTCCAATTTTTTATCATTGAGATTGTTATCTGTTTACTTGTATCTTTAACTATAAGTTTTGCAAGATTTTCTATTGAATCTTGTAATGTTTCCTTTATAAGTTCTAACGCTTCATCATAGAAATCATTATCCAAACATTCTATAATTAAATTCTTAACATCTTGTTTATCCATGATTAATCTCCCATTATTACCTAAATATTTAGTGAAGGAGAACAAATGTTTCTTTTTTCTTCATTCTTTCCTAATGCACAATCAAATCTTTATTTATATTATAATCTTTTATTTCAAATTAATCATAGGAGAATAACTAATGAGCAGTAAAAAAAGAAGAGCCCTTAGAATGCAAAATGATGTTGGTAATGATTATTCAGAAGATGATTTGCCTAAGAAATTATATTTTAAAGTAAGCCCAGAGCAAAAAGAAGTATTGAAAGATTTGGAAAAAAATGATGTAATAGTACTAAGTGGAAAAACAGGGTCTGGCAAAACTTTTTTAGCTTGTTATTATGCACTACAGAAACTTCTTAATAAAGAAGTAGATAAAATTATAATAACAAGACCAACGGTCAGTAAGGAAGAAATAGGATTCCTTCCCGGAACATTAAAAGAAAAATTAGACCCTTGGCTATGTCCTATATATGATAATATGTACAAAATATCTAATAAATCCATTATAGATAGTTTAATAAATACTAATCAAATAGAAATAAAAGCCGTGGCACATATGAGAGGAATAACGTTCACTAACACTATTGCAATATATGATGAATTTCAAAATGTTACAGCTGAACAGACTATGATGTCCATTGGAAGAATAGGTTTAGGAAGTAAATTAATTATATGTGGGGATATGCAACAAGTAGATTTAGATACAAAAAAGTATAAAAGTGGATTTGATTTTCTTAACTATATGAGTATTAAAGAAGTACCTAACTATAAATTTGTCACATTAAATAATAATTATAGGAAAGGGATTGTAGAAGATTTCTTAAGAATGTACGATAATTACAAACTAGATCATAATATAAATTAAAAAATATAGGGTGGATAACCACCCTTTCAATTTATTCTCTTAATTGACGTTTAAGATAGTTAGTTGTAAATTCCATAGTAGATTTATTAATACTTTCCTCTGTATCATCACAAAGTAATTCTTCTAATAGATTTAATTCTTCTTCCGACAAATTATATAAGGATTGTTCTAAATCTTCTGTATCTTCTATGTTTAAATCAGCCAATACATCTTCTCTATAATTTTCAGGTAGTTCTTTTATTATATTTATTAAATTGGATATTTTATCGTTATTCATACATTCTTTCTTTTTAGTATATTGATTATCTGTAAATACTTCATTAGCATTTACTACATTTATTTCTTCCCATTCATCTTTCATATAACTATATTCATCCATATCTTTTCTTATTTTATCAGCCAACCATAGGGCTTTTTCTTTATTTTTAAAACGTTGTACAGAATCCGAGTTTTTAATAGATTCTGGTTCCCCATCATAACCATGATATTTAATAGTTCCATCTGGTGAGATATATTGTACTAACCATTCTCCATCTATTTTATTTTCTTTAATATAAGCTATTTTTTTAATATCTACTTCATCTTCCGTTCCATCATCAAATTTTATTTTAGTTGCTTCATCATGACTACCGAAAGATTTTATTTTACCTTTCTTACCATTGTATTCTATTCTATCTCCTATATCAAATCCTAAATTTTTATTGTGTTCTTTTTTCATATTTTCCTTCTTAGTATTTAATTCTGTTGTTTTTATAGATAAAGGTTTTTTCATATCGATATCACTATCTTCGTAGAATATAAAATTAGGTTCATTCATTTTATCATCTTTTTTTAATTTATCTGATATTATTTTTGCTTTCTCTTCATCCATAGTAGGTATAACGATTTTACCATCCAAAGGTATGTCTTGTATATCTTTTAAATCTAACTTACCTTCTGTTAATGTTATCAAATCCATAATAGTTTGCACATTAGGATTCTGTATGACCATTATCATTTTAAGCTCCTATATAATTATATATATTTAGGTAAAATGATAATAAAAGATAGATAACTATTTTTTTATAAATTTTGCATTATCGTCTAAAGAATGTAGTGTTCCACAATTATCACATTTTATGTATACACCTTCTTCAAAACGATCACCAAAATCTTTTGCATCTTTATCGATTTTATACTCAAACATATCATTCGAACCGCAATTCCCACAAATAATATGTAATTTTGCCATTACCATAACAATTCCTTATATTTATTTCTTATTGTTCTTTTTATTAATATGTATATATTTCAAACACATAAGTGATTTAAATGATAAAAATATTATAAGTATTAATAACATAACTGTACTTATAGTTTTTAATACCAGACATTCCATAAATTTATTTATCCCCTATACTATTTATCAAATTCTTTAATTTTATTTCTAGACTCAATCTATAGTGTTCCTCTAAGAACTTACTTTTATAACAGTAGGTACAATCCCTAGAATCTATTAAAGAATAAATATATCCATCAATCATGTGTCCATAATCTAATCTGATATCGAATACCTTTACTGGTTTGGGATGATAAAGTAAATCTGTTGTTAATTGATCATTTATTTTAAATTTTGGGTTATTAATAATCATAAAGTATTTATTAACTTCTTTAATTTAGAATCTAATGTTAATTGATATCGTTCGTCCATAGATTTACAATTATACCACGATGATGGTAGAATTTTTCCCAGCTTTAAAGAATTTCTCACTTTTAGAAAATATCTAGAGTCGCAAGAATTTCTGAGAAAATCCTCATCAATTATTTCATATATGATTCCAAAATAAGGAGTAGATTCATCTTTTATTGGTTCAATCACATCCCCTTTCGTAAATTTAGGAATATAGGTATCGGGCAGTGTGGGAAATATCATAAATCATTCACTAATCTTAATAATTTATAAGAATCTTCTATTTCATAATTATTATCAACATTTTTTGCCAATTTCCATGAACTACTACCTATCTTATAGATAGATGAATTAATATTTTCTTCGTTATACTTATACCTACATTCTAAAACTTGAAGTTTATATAAACGAGGTTTATCATTATTAATTTCTATTATTTTTAATTTAAAATCATAATTTTCATCTTTCAATTTTATTATATCATTAATTCTAAATTTCATACTACACCTTGTTATTATTATAAGAATATTAACGAATATTGTCAAAGCAAAATAATAGACCAACTTTGTTGGTCTATATAAATTTTCTATTTATTATCTGTTTGTTCTTCGGGAGATTCTTCTTTTTTATGCTCTTCATTTTCTTTATGTTCTTGTTCTAATACTTCTTTTACTCGTTTTGCATTATTGAGAAAATTAATAAATATTACTAGGGCTCCCGATAAACCTGTCAAAGCTGCTAATATTCCACCCCAAACTTGAGAAAACCAAGTACTAAATTTTAATTTAGATATTATAGGTTGCTCAATATAAACTAATTCTTTGCTATTTCTATATGCTATAACTATTAATGGTTCTTTAGATTTTTCAGAAAATTTCACACTATAGATCAATTTTATCATTAATCTTTCATCTATTTCTATGTCTGGATTTTTAGAAACTAATTCACATGTTACTTTTTGTTTATCCATGACAAATAAATCTACATTTATTTTATCACCTTCTTTAACCAATATTATGTTATTATTACTATTGGGCTTATCGTATACTCTAGGGAAAGTCACTTCCACCATGAAAGTATCACCTACATAAACAGTTTTAGGACAATTAAATACAACTTCTCTATATTGCCATATAATGTTTGTGGTTAAATTACTACTCTCTTTTGGTTCTTTTATTATACTTAATTCATCTTTATTTATTCTATTATCTGTACTGATAACTTTTTTACTATCTAATATTATATAATTACCTGAGTTCATTTTTTCTATCACATGAGAATTAAATTTTTTAATAGTAGTTTGAATATTAGTCTCTGATTCTGAATATGCAAATATAGTTATGAAAAATAATATAAAAACAATTATTGATCTTTTCATAAAATCTCCTTCAAATTATATTTAGTGCAAAATAAAAGGGGGACTAAAATCCCCCTAAAACTATTTAAAGTTCTTTCTTTTTTTCTGATATTAATTTATTAAGTTTATCAAGTCTACTTTCTCTAGTTGTTTCTTTATTTTCTAATTCCATTCTTTTTTTAACTTCGATTTTAGCTCTTATTTTTCTCATCTTGGCTTCTAATGTTGGTTCTTCGTCATTTTTAATTTCATTTAATTTCTTTTCTATATTAGAAATTAAAGTTTCTTTATTTACTGATTTATTCTCAATATTAGATTTTATTGCTGATACTATATTTTCTTTTCGAGTTTCTAATTTTTCCTGTGTTCTTTTTTCTTCTAGGCTAGCTTTAATTTTATTCTTAATTATTCTTTCTCTTATTTTTTTACGAATTTCTTCTTTCTTAGATTCAATATCTATTTTAGATTCTTCTACTTTAGGAGTCTCTACAGTTGCAATTTCTTCTGTTTTAGGTGTTTCTGTGCTAACTGGTGTTTCAACTACAGGGTCTGTTTCCACAGGTTTTACTTCTTCTACTTTAGGAGTCTCTACAGCTGTAACTTCTTCTGTTTTGATTTCTTCTACTGGTGTGACAGATTCAGTTTCTGGCTTAGGTTCTTCTTCCTCTTGTGGTGTTTCAATAGTTTCTTCTGTAGAAGCTTCTGGTGTTTCAACTTCTTCATCTGAATTAACTTCATCTCTTATCTCAGAAATTTTTTCTGCCAAAAATTCATAATCTTCATCAAATATATCAATCTTTTCAAAATTCTCAGAAAGATAATCAACTAAATCTTCGTCCTGTTCTTCAATAATATCAAAATCATAGATAACCAAATAAAGCTGTTCTGTATTTATATCGGAAGCTTCTCCGGCTTCATGTTCTTCCTTTTCTTCTTCGGAAGTTTCTACTTCTAATTCTTCATCTGTATCGTCATCATCCATGTTTTCTTCATCGGCTTCTTTAACCATATCTTTTCCATGTAGAACTCTTTCCATTATATCTTCTTCTGTTTCTTCATCACCCAAAGGATTTCCTACATCTATTTCTTCTTGTTCGTGTTGTTCTGTATCTTCTTCAACTACTAACCATCTGAAATTTAAATTAGGATATTTTTGTAGATCAGCATTAATACTATCTTGGAAGGCTTCTCTTTCTTCTTCTGATTCAAAGGACTTCTGTACTTTACCTACCCATACTCCTTCTAAAAATTCTAAATCTTGGGGATTATAGGAAAGTCCTTCTTCACCGGGTATTTCTTCTTCCTCTGTTTCATCAGGAATCATATCCTCTAAAGTATCGGCTTCATTATAGAAATCTAATCTTTCAGGTAAATTAAAAGTATCTTTTGGTTCCTCTTGTGACTCATGCAATATAAAATCATCATCTTTAACAGAAATAAATCTTTCCATTAATTTTTTTGCATCTTGTACATATTGTTCTTCTATCATAGTTTTTTTGCCCATTTCGTATCTCCTTACGTTGTTTAATAATATTTAGTAAAGAGTGATAAATTTTTGTAAGACAAAATGTAATACAAAAAAAGAGGAGCGATACTCCTCTAATTATTTATTATTATCTACTATATTCTTTACATCTTCATCTAATCTTTCTTTATATATGGTTACGTATTCTTTAATTAACCATCTTATATTTTGAGATATAGTACGTTCTTCTAATTCTGATATCTTCTTAAATTCTTCTATCAGATTTTCTTCTATACGAAAATTAATAACTTTCTTAGGAATTTTATCATCATCCATTATCCTCATCTCCTATTATTTTCATTGATAATTCAACTTCTATGGGGGTTAATAATTTTGGGTCTATGTCATACCTTTCCCAAAAATAATTATCATGTAGTTTATGTAGTGCTCTATTTTTAAACGTATAGGACAGGGCTTGATGAATTTTATCCTTTGAAAAAAGTATTTTATCAGAATAATTTTTTATAACAAATTCTTTATTCTCATTCATTAAAAACCAAACTTTCATATTATCCTCTAAAAATCAAATTTATCTTTTTTATCCATAGTTTCATATACTCTCGATAATTCATTTAATTTAGAATCATCAACAACTTCTTTTATATTAAATAACCAAGGGTCTTCTAATTCTAAAAATATAGGACTATCAAAAGGTTTACCATATCTATTTTTTTGAATCTTTAAAATTTGAGTCATATATTGTTTAAATGTATCGTTTTCTTCCAATATACCTACAAAATCTGCAGTCTCAATAATAGCCCAGGATTGACCCACATCTGACATATCATTACCGATTCTATTAAAAGAATTTCTTTTCAATTGAGCTGCAGTCCAAACTACTATATCATTCTTTTGAGCCACACCACGTAATTTTTCAATATTTTCTTTTAATAAGGTATAAGAATTGGCAGACATATTCCTATTATTAGTTCCCATAATTTGTAAATAATCAATAAAAAATACTTCTGGTCGTTCTTCTTTAGGTAATGATTTGAAATCATGTACATAATTATTGAAATCATGTGGTGTAAATTCAGAACAAGGAAATTCTTTTATAAATAATTTTCCGGTTACACCACCCAATTCTTTTATTTTATATTTCATTAATGTTAAATTATTTGTAGAAGTATGGGCCTTTAATTTATTAATAGGAGTATGAGTAACATGAGAAACAGTTCTTCTTAATATTTCTTCTTCTGATATTTCCAAAGTTACATATGCTACATTTTTACCACTAAGAAAATAATCCATTGCCATATTTAATAAAAATCTTGTCTTACCTATATGTGAAGCCCCTAACACAACATTTACTGTTTTAATCGGTATACCACCATCACTAGCTGTTTGTAAGGAAGGATATGAGGAACTAAATGGAATTTTCTTTTGATCTTCAAATGCTTCTTTTATCATTTCTGCAGTTATATTAGATAAATCTATTCCTAAATTATCACCATCATTGATTTGTATTTTTACAGATTTTTCCACAAGATCGAATATATCGTAGAAATCTTTACTAGCATCTTGAAAACTTCTACCTTTTGTTTTTTCAAACAAACCTATGGAATTATTAATTGCGTGATATGTTGCTACTGATTTTATATAGAATTCTATCTGTTTAGTTATGTAATGTAAATCATCGTCTTTCAAGTCAATATCTTTTAGTTCGTTAATATACTTACTTATATCTTCTAAATCTTTTTTAGAATCTGCAGATTTTTCTATTTCCAATATCATTATATTATATAAATTATTTTTTTCGTAGTCAAACATATGGTTTTCTGAGAAAAATCTTTTTATAGATTGATAAAGTTTTTGTTCAATAGGGTCTTCAAAAACTTTACCTACATCAAAATTCTTCATATTCCAAACTTTATTAATTGGCGATATGTCTTCAAATATAGATTTAAATATAATTTTATTCTTGAAATAAGACTTTGAATAGTCCTTATTACTCATGCACAAATCTCCTTTACTATTTATTATAACAAAAATGTCATTATCAAAACACACCATACCTAATAACAAGTATGGTATATTATTAAATTATCTACGAACTGTACGTAATAGCTTCTGGAAATCTAATGGTATTTTTATTTCTTTTTTTACAGGGTCAAATACTAATCTAAATTTACTATCACTAGTAAACAAAGACATAATACCAAACAATGTACTTTGAAAGGCTACATCTTCTGAACTTGTTCCAGTCAATTTTAATACAATACCATCTTTATCTTTTATTTCTGCATCCATTTTAATGTTATTGTATTTATTTTTTATTTTTGCCGCATCTTGTTCTACCGATTCATTTATTATCTTTTCTAATTCTTTATCCATAATATTTCTCCTTAAAATTTTGGTATATTGGGTGTTGGAACTTTGGGTACTTTAATATTATTAAAATTGGGGAAACTACTGGAAGGTGGTTTCATTCCTTTAGAAAATCCAGTATCACCTTCTTGTTTATTCTTTTCTTCTTCTAATACTTCTTTTCTTATATATTTATACAAAATGTAATCAAAATATGTCATTTTATAAATTTCATCTAATTTATAGTTAGTGTTATTAACTACATTGTCCACACCTTTCATTATAGCTTTAACACTTAACACATGACCATCGTACATATTAAGAAGCATTAGACATTGAAAAAAAAACTTAGGCCTGAATCAAACCACGTATCTGTAGTTATTTTTTTGTTGCCACATTTAACTGTAATATCTATTTCTAATCTGAATATATTTCCGAATATAATATTGGAAATTTCTAAAAACTTCTCAGTATTAAATCCACCTATAAAATTTCTTAATTCTTCTTTTATTTTAATATTATTACTAATATCAATTACTCTACCATCTTTTACTATACCTTTGATAAGTTCAGTATATAAATCTACCAATAAAGATATGATTCTATTATTAAATTTATAAGTAGGTGCAATTTCTAGTAATTTCTGCATCTTAATTATAGTAAAATATAATTTTAAGAATTCTTTTATTGTTACATATTTGAACACTAATGAAAAATTATCACTAATTCTATATGTTAAATCAGACATCCATTTATCAAAGTCTTCTTTTTTTTCTACAGTTGATATATCTAAAACTACTCTGTCTAAATTATATTTCATTCTTCTTATTTTATAATCATAATTTACAGTATATTTTTTACCTTCAAAATCTACTTCTTCCGTCTGATTGCAAGAATAACTATTTCTGATTTGATATATCATTTGTTCTGTTAATGGTATTCTTATGGGCATCAATTTTTCTTTTTTATCGTCATCTACTTTACCATTTTCTATTACTTCTTTAATTTCTTGATCTTTAGATTTAGATAAATTTACTCTGTAGCCAATACCTTGATTTGATATAGAAAATAATTTAAATACAGTAAATTGATAGTCAAGTACATTTAATCCGTTTACATTAACTGGCTGATCTTTTTCAGAGGTAAATACTTTATCAGCCAATATGTCGTTAACATTCTCCTGAGCCTCTATAATAATATTAAATGCAGTATCAATCTTTTGATTTATATCTTCTGGTTTATCTTCTGGTTTGAAATCTAATTTAGATATATCTGGTATAGATTCCATAATTTGAGATATCCTTTTGTTGTCAGCAATTGTTAAAGGATATATCTTATATTCACCCCATTTTGTTTTCTGGAAAGGATTAAATAAAGAAAAACTATTTATACTTTTCGCAGCATCTTTTATGTCTTTTACTATACTATCTGTTAATATATCATTAACCATTTCATCTCTATTTATCTTCTGTTGAGACATTATCAGCTCCTATTATCTTATTAAAAGATATTTTCTTTTTATTGTTCTTTTTAGTTAACTTAAAATCATATAGTAAAGAATTAAATATAATTATATTACCTATTCTTTGGTAATTATCCTTAATTTTCCCTTTAAATATTTTTCTAAAAACAATATAATTATCATTATCTTTAAAGAAATTATTTAATAATTTATGATCTAAATTTTTATCGAAGAACGTTATAACATTATTTTTAACATTATCATCATCCTCTATTGGTACAATATAATCTTTACCAGTATCGTACTTAACAATCCTCAAAATTACTTTATTCTGTTGATATAAAAATATTTTTTCTATACCCTTCAATAAGTCATCATTTTGCGGTTTTTGATAATTTGTTTTTAACTTATCTATAATACATTTTGATACATATATTTCTATAGAATATATATCTTTATTCTCCTTTGAATTTAATGTATTATTATTATTCGAATTCAGCAATCCATTGTAGGTTGCTTTTAGGCTGGCATCTAATAAACTTAAATTAATGCCAAAAAAATTGTTAACACTTGTCATGTTAGAAAACTCCTTTATAAATTAACTCCGATAAATATTCCTAAGTTTTGTCTTAGAATAGAGATACCTATTCCAACGTTAATATTATTATATATATTATAACCAACATGCAGAAAAATATCATAATAAATTGGATATATATTAAATCCAAAAGAAGGAACAAACGTAATATTTCTTATCCATCCATCACCAAATTTAAAACAATATCCTATATTGAACGTATCTATAACTTGTTTTAATTCTTTATCATAAGTAATATTCATACCAAAATAAATATTAAGTAATGGATTAATTATAAAATCTTGATTATTCAATTCATTTCTATATTTTAATTTTACTATGGGAACAGTCCCATAGCTGAATTCATCAAATTTATATGTATCATATTGATATCTTAATATGAATTTATTATTATTTGTAGTTACGATATAGCTTTTATCATTATAAACCAAAATATCTATCTGAGGATATGTTATGGCAGACGGGTAATAATTATAAATCATTAAATATCTAGTAGCCCAATCTCTCCAATAATTAGTATAATTACCTATTCTGTTATACGTATCCGTGTATTCTTTATTTAAATTTGTTGTTATCAAATAACTATTAGTAATCGAATTAGTATTAGTAAGTGAATATAAATTACTAAACAATAATACAAATAACATTAATAAAATTCTTTTCATAAGTTATTTACCCATGACTTCTTTTATTTTCTTTGTATTATCTTCGTCTGTTTTATTATTAGATATTGTATTATCTGGTTTGTATGTAACAGTAATATCTTCTTCTACTTTATTATTTTTATTATTATTCGACTGTTTATCGGAAGTATCATTAGATTTTGGCTTTAAAGCCATTACTAGAACTATAAATCCTATTGGTATCCAAATCCAAGCACCTAAACTTTTTATAAATCCACCAATAATTTCTAACACTTTTTTCAAAACATCCAGTACAGTTTCCCACCATTTCTTATTTGATGACATTTTTTAAAACCTCTTTTATAATATCTAACTCGTCAATATGTTCTTCTATAAAAACGCCATTTACAAAAAGCTTTTTGTTAACACAATCATATTCATAAAATAACTCAGATTGACCTATTCTTTTTATTTCTATTTGTACAGAAGGATTATCTAATAATTTTTCTATTAATTCTTTTTCGTTTTGAATTAACAGTTCATTTTGTTTTTTTATTTCTTCTTTTTCTTCTTCCGTAGTCTCTTCCGGTGACTCTTCTTCAATATCTTCTTTCTCTTTTGGTTCCTCTGGAACTTCTTTTTCAATCTCCTCTGGTTCCACAGGTGGTTCTTTTTTAGCGACAGGTTCAGGTTTCATTGATAATATTATAGTACTAAAAAAAGAATCATTAGGATTATATTCGGGGAAAGAATCTAATTTGAATTTATCAAACTTCTTACTATCCAATACTCTTAAATTTTTTATTTTGGTAATATCATACAATCTCCATCTAGAAAGTCTATTTTGGAATGAAGGTATACCAGTTATGAAACCATTTATACTATGGGAAAAGCCAGTCATAAGATAGGCTCTTATGTAAGTTTTTGTTCCTTTATTTGTATTCTTTTTACCTAAGCAAACAGGGAAGATTATCATTCTTTGATGAGTAGATTTTTCACCATTGGATTGATAAATAAAACTTATTGGTTTACGATTAGTAATAGATTTTTTTATGTTGAAAGTATCAAAGAATCCTTCATTATATACCAGCACTTTTTTCTCCAAAGATTTAATAATATTATTTAGCTATTATATAAGAACAGATATCCATATATTATTTTCATCTCCAAAATCAAACAAAGAATTCATTTGATTATTGAATAAAGATTCATAGTCTTCTAGATCGTAGATGTCTATTGTAGTTGCATCAATTTCAACCAAATTAGTTTTTAATCTATTAAACCTAAAAATCAATTGATTAAGTAATTCATTATCTATGAGCTCATCTTTTTTGTCATGTATATTGTTTATTTCTTCTAGTATTTTTGTTATGATATCTTTGAGTAAATTAAATTTCGTAACAATATCTTCCGTAGAATTATACTTAGAAAAGTATTCTTTTAAGTCTATTTTGTATTTCCAATTCATTGTTAAACCTCATTAAAATTTAAATATTAATATAAAACATATAATCTCCAAATGGTTCCAAATTATATTTTTTGGAGATTTCATTTAATATTTCGGCTTTTCTTATAGCCAATTCACTATCTTTCTTATATTTTTCTGTGAAATTAACTCTATAATAATTAAGATAACTTAACCAATCTAGTTCTTTATGTTTTATATGTCCTAAAGCCTTGTCTTCCATTCGTTCTCTAAAAGCTAGTATAGTTTTTTCAAATTCGGCACATTTCCTTTTATTATACTCCATCAATTGAGTATAAAGATTTGAATCACATTTTTGTATATCATTTAAATTTGATGAGAAAAGATGATCATCGTGACTAAAGAATGGTATATTATTATTAATTTTAAAACATATTTCTTGAAGTTCTTTATCTGTATAAATTTTTGTTTCATAACTTCTTAAAGTTAATGTATCTTCATTTGTATTATTCATCTTAAATTTTCTTATACTTTCGTTCCTATCCATGTCCTCTTGAGTATCATTATTTGAATCATCATTTATTGACTTACATACACGATCTTTATTCTTAATATATTTTGTTACACCACTCAACATTAAGAAAATATAAATAGATACTACTAAAGCTAGTATACTGCATACGCTATCTATATAAGTCAACACAATATTAAATTCTATCATAATGATACTCCGATTTTAATTTTTAAATTATTGTTATAATAATATTTAATTCTTTGATTTTGGTAATATCAAGACTTCTCCAATCATTAATATCTAAATCAAAAACTGGAACAATTTTATCTTCGTCGTTGTGTTTACGTATTCCCATAGAATGTTTATTTTCTGGAATCAATTTAGGATTCAACGTACCATATAATTTTCTGGTAGTATTATCCTTTTTTTCAAAAGTCACATTAAATTTGTTATCATCAACAACTTCTTTGAATTCTTTACTATTATTTATAGTTCTCATAACATCTCCTAGTTTATTTAGTATTTTCTAACATATTTCTAAATATTTTTTGTAGTTGAGCTATCTGATTAGTGATATCTATTACATCATCTTCGAATTTCATTTCCTTGTCCCATTCAAATTTAATACCAAATTCAGAATAATTATCTCTAACAGATTGACGTACAACATCTAAACCCATTATAATCCATTTAACTTGTTTTTCAGTTAAATTCATATTTAATCATTCTCTTTTTTAGTGATAAATTTTAAAATGCCATCTTTAACAATCCATATCAAAGATGCAATACCCAAACCTTGTATATAATTAATATAAGGGAAAAAGAATAATTTAACAATTATTCCATTCCATATCAATAATATTAAAGAACCTTCTATTAAAATAGATAAAAGTAAAAAAATAAATTCAGCTAATTTTATAGACACTAATTCTTTTATTTCCATTATTTTACAGACCCTAATAAATCACTGTAATCTTGTATTAAATATTCTTCTCCGTCATCATCTTTAAATTTAGTTCCAGAATATTTATCATATCTTACTTTAGTACCTATTGGAAGTGGGGGATTACCATCTGAATAAAGATCGGTGCCGAATGCAACTATTTCAGCGATCATTGTTTTATCTTTAAATTCTTCCGGGATGTAAATTAAAGATTTTGGGTCTTCTGTTACTTTAGTTTCCTTTAAAACTACTCTTGTGCCAAAAGGGGTTAAATTCATAAAATCTCCTCGATAAGTTTAATTATTTTAAATATATTATAAAATTATAGCTCTTACAATCTAAAATAACATCAATTGATTTTCATTTAATGCATTTATTTTTAATGATAAGAGATATTCAGACATACCTTGGATATCATTAATAGGTTTAGATTCTTCATACTGAGATAAAATATTTACAACTATCTTAGGTGGAAGATTATCTATACTCAGTTCTATTAATTTTTTATTTCTTTCATAATTTTCTTTTATACTAATAGAATATTTAGTTCTATAATAGTCTTCATTTAATTTTATCCATTTATCTATGCCCATATCCCAAGCCTCTTCTATTACTTTTTTTCTAATAGGATTACTTCTTTTTGTTGGTTCAATTATAGTATCGATACCAGATAATATATTGGGTACAGAATCAATGGAATCTCCATAAAATATATGTTCAAAAAGAAATCTTTCAGTATCTTCTACTTCTTCAAATCTTTTGTCGGTTGGATTCCACATTATAACATTAGGATATTTCAATAGCTGTTTAAAATCTTTATCTCTAGAAACTATAACAATATCCTTTTCCTTATGAAATTTTTCTGTCAATACGGCTATTATATCATCACCTTCAGCTTCAGGCACTCTTAATATTTTATAAGGAAAATATTTTCTTAGGTTATCCGAAAGATCATCTATCATTTGATATAATGTTAAATCTTTAGGTCTATCTGATTTATAAAAAGTATCAACATGTTCATCTGCATAAATACTGTATCCCCAATTCTTTCTCCAAGAACCTCCGTCCATGGCTAATATCAATTCATTTGGTTCAAAGCTTTCTATTACTTTTTTGATACCATTCAATACAAGAAAATTAAACATATTCATTTTCTTTTGAGATACTGCTATACCATATGAGGTATGGCATATATAAGAGAAATCAATTATAACTGTTTTGGTTTTCATATTCAATCCTTTTTTACTAATAGTTTATGATGTTGAGAATGTAATTTACTATACCATTCTTCATTAATAGTATCTCTTAACATTTGATTTTCTTTTTCTAATCTTTCAATTTCATTACGTAGAGCCTGACAAATCTTTAAAGATGCATCTATCATTGAATGCCCGTTTACCATATTACTTCTCCTTCATTAAATAAAACATTAACTTCTGATATCTTCAAGCTTCTAATCTGTCTATAATCTCCATATCCATTTTTACCAATAATCAAAATACTATAATCTATATATCCGTATCCATTTGATTCAATGCAATCTTTAGAAGACATTCTATGGAATTTTAATTCTTGATTGGGATTCCATTTATGTAACATTTTCATAATATCTTCTTCCGTTGGCTTATTCATAAAGAATATTTCTGGAATATTAATGTCGTCTTTTTCTGAGGAAGTTATACTATATATTTTCCTTGTGGGGAAATAATTTATTTCCTCTATTGATGTGATTCCTTCAATATCACATTCTTCACAAATATAATCTTGTTTTATTTTTCCTTCTACTACCGGGCAATCCTTATCTCCATATTTACAACCATGTTTTATACAGCAGTGTGTTCTATGTACTCCAAAATATTTTTCTTCCATAATAATGTCCTTTTACTTTATTAAGATAGCTTCTATTCTTTTATCTTTTGATTTTTTAACATGATCAATATTACCAGTATCGTCATCAAAAAAATAAATTTTATTGAATTTCATTCTATTTAAAAAAAAGTCTTTTAATATTAAATATTTAACATCGTCAGTGGCATTAGGATAGTTTTTATTAATATATTCTGTCATTTTAGAATCGTAAACAGAATACACATATTTTTTCTTAAATAGATGTTTTGGTAATTTTTCTATTTTATTAGTAGAGTAATTTTTATATTTCAGAAATTGATTCATTGCTTTCCATATAACATTTTTTGGGCCTCTATTAGTTAATATACCTATTTTTATTCCTTGATTAACTGCATAATCCAAAAATGCCAGGCCTGGAAGATGTGGTCGAGCCGACATAAGATGATTATAAACCTTTTCTCCATCTCTAAAATCACTTAAATCTAACTCTATATTGCCCAATTCTTTTCTTATTTTGGCAAATTCTTCTGTAGATAATTCTTTATGAACTCCATTTTGGATAAATCTAATCTTAGAATTAGATTTCAAAAGAGTATCATCGACATCAAATACACAAATAGAATTTTCTTTTATTAAATTTATGTTCATTCAGGTAACACACCAATTTCATTACTATATTCGTAATACCATTTTTCATAAAATTTATCATAATATATTCTGATTTTATTAGATACGTTTATTGAATTATAAAGATTACTTTCGACAGCCATAGTTATTTTTATCTCATTATTAGATAATGATTTTACTGTTATATATAGAAATGAATTTCTACCAGATGAATAATATTTTTCTATTACTTTACAGTCATAATCACCAAATTTAGTACTATATAATGTACCACATCCACTAACAAACAAAACAAAAAGTATTAATATAATTTTTTTCATAACAACTCCTAGAATTTTTATTCTATATTTACAAATTTATCAAATACATTCTTTAACCATATAAATGGAATTATTTGAACATTATAATATTCATGCAAATAGTCAAACATATATTTTTGTCCGACTGTATTTAACGAATGAATTATTATATTATTAATGTTCTTTTTATTTTTTGAAAGCCACCTAGAAACTTCACTACCAGTATTTTTATTATCTACATCAACGTACACCATATCACCTAAGTCATGATCAAGAAACATTAAATCTATTTCTTGATCTTCTTTTTCAATTCTAGAAATAAAATCCTTTACATTATCTGATATGAAAACATCGTGACCAATTAATAGTTTTTTGAATGAAGATATTCTTTCTTTATTATCTTCTAATATATAAATTTTTAAACTCATAGATTATATTATACAATATTCTATAAAAAAATACAATAATTTAATACATTCCTTCAAATGGATTATCAAAAGCTCTCATCATAGCATTTGTTTTTTCTTCAAGCTCATTCATTTTTGTTCTAGGATTAGAATCTTCTAATTTAGAAAGTTCTGCACATATATTGTGTACTTCTGATCTTGAACAAGATTCTGGTTCATATCCTTCACTATACGAAGAGTTTCCGTTAAAACTACTTTCTGTCTCTATCACTTCATCCGACATTATTTTCGAACCATTATAAAAATTAGTACTCATACATACCTCTTAATATTATATTTAGTGTGAAAAAATTGGCAAAAAATAAGTGGGTAGAAAACATTTAGTAATTCTACCCACACATCTAAATAAATTATAATAAGTGGTTACTTCGGTTTCCCTACTCAACACACCGTGTTTCTATATATCATTGTATATAGATATTAATATATATCATCTAAAATATTATATTATATTTTCTTTTACGCTAACCATATTCATTTTTAATAATCATCTCATCGGAGTCCGTTTTACACAACGGAATTTTATAAAATAGGGGAGTACCATACAGTATTACCCCTAAAACCATAGGTAAAATAAAATTCTGGAATTTGAAATAGAAATTAACTAAATCTTTCATTTTCCTACCTTAATAAAAACATTCAGGGTGAATAGTTATTACTAATCCACCGAAATACTAAGTATTTCCGCTTATTTTCATAACTATACTACTTACCTGATATTACCCGATAACAGTGTCGAACTGTTGTTTTGTGGTTGAAAACCACATATCCTTCCGTTAGATGAATCGGGCTTATAAAAACGTACCTTCGTTGTTACTAATCAGTTGACGCGTCTGACGTTCACCATTTAATACACTATACCTACTGGCCATTTTATAGTGAGTATTATAAAACCGTTACCACTGGCCGATTTTTCAATCCGCTGGTCGTCCGATATTTTATAATCTGATTGTGTTTGTTTTCACATTCACAACACATATATTATACCATGCTTTCTATTTTTTGTCAAGATTTTTTTCAATTATTTTATTAATATTATTTATCTTTGCAAAATACTCAGGATTATCAAACAATTTAAATATATTAAATCTTTTCTTTCTTTCATCTTCTGATAATTTAGAATACATTTCATCTTCTATTTTTTTCTTTCTTGCTGTGTCCCATTTATTAAAATTAATTTTAGCATCTTCTTTAGAATATCCTTCTACTATTAAAGTACGATATTCTATATTAGATTTACCTATTCTCGGTGGGAAACAATATTCCACTTCGTATTTTTGTAATTCTTTCTTAATTATTTTTTCTGATTTCTTAGTTAATGATTTATTACTAATCATATCTTTTTCAAATTTTGTTGATGTTCTAGTTTTAATATCTTTATCACTAGTCCATCCAGCTGATCTATATTTCCTATCGATATTAGATGCCATTATTTTTTACTATACCTCTTTACTATTTTTTTAATAATTTCTCCACAATCTCTACATCTGTATATATCATACACGACAAAACCAAAATACTGATAATTAAAATCCTTTTTACCAGATATTAATAACTCAGTTATTGGATGTTTACATTTATTTTTACCACAATCTCTACAAACTTTTCTCCATGGTAATAATTTATCCCACTTATGAAATACCCAAAAACACATTAATATTCCTTTTTAATATCATATTTCTCTTTCGATCTATTGTAATATTTCTTTTTGTTTCTAAAAAATAAAGGTCTCATATTTACTTCTCTTTTCATAGACATTAATATGTTTTCATCTCTGGGCTGATCACTTTTATCAATAAATATCTTTATTCTTTTCTTTTTCATTTTAAATAATATCTAGAATTCTATTCGAGAAAATTTCCTCTTTATATAAATATTCTTTACCCCAATTACTGAAATATTCAGCACCAAATACTGTAGGATACTGTTCATATAATAATTTCCAAATATTTATAAAAACTTCTCTTATTTCCCATTGGGCTTTAATACTTACTCTTTCATCGATTATATGTAACCATTCTCTAAGATTACAGGTCATACCAATAGTTGTAGTACAAGCATTAGGTAAAACAAATCTAGAATCTTCTTTGTCTATACCTAATGAAATTAATTTATTATAAGTTTCTTGTATGTTATTCATTAACGAATTGTATATACTAACAGCTTCATCATTTTTTGATATTGTATCTGGTGTAACAAATTCAAATTGTTTTTCGTTAACATATCTTTGAGATTTTTGGGAATACACTGCCAATCTATGTCTCACTAATTGATGAGAACAAGCTCTTGATATTCCTGAAATTTTAAAAGATACAGACCTATGTTCTAATATAGAAAGATGTCTATTTTTAATTAAAGATTTAATCATTGCTATATGAGATTTATCTGTTTCCTTCTCACCACTATCATAACAAATTCTAGCATTTCTTTCTAGATGTTTTTCGTAATTATAATCTTTATCGAATTCACTAGTTCTTACTACTTCTATCATATTCAACCGTCCTATACCTTATTATAAGTAAAAATATTCTTTTTTAAAATATTATTATCAAAATTTTAATAATTAAAAAACTTAAATTACCTTTAAGTAATGACAATTTTAATTTTTCTCTACTTCTTTTGTTATGCATAGGATTATGTTCTTTCATATATTTACTTTTTGTACTAGATAATTTCTTCTGTGACTCACTGATTTTAATCTTAGATTCATCTGTCATTTTTTTGTTTTTATTAATTTTTGATAATTTTAATTTTATTTCATCGGACTTTTCTTTCCCAAATCTATCTTCGTAAGATATTCCTTTTAAGGTTTTTCTAATTTTTAATTTAACACTTTCAGGAATTTTACGACCCTTTAAAGCTTTACTTATACTTTCAGAAGTCTTCTTTCTAAATTCCAAATCTTTCCATTTTATTTTACTATCTTCTGATTGTTTTTTCTTATTTTCTGGTCTATTCCAAAATTCTATAGATTTTTTTGATAATTTTTCTTTTTGAGATTTTGGCATTTTATAACCTTTGTGAGATTCACTTAATTTATTCTTTATTTCTTGAGATCGTTTATTTCCATATAATTCCTCATATTTTTTACCTTTAACTCTACTACTTAATTTCATTTTAGTTTCTTCTGACAAAGTATGATATTGAGATTTCGGTCTTATATTATAACCTTTATCCCTATTGCAAGAATCATATTTATCGATATAATAGTCCTCTCTTTCCAAGAAAATACTTAAATTATTATTTGGAATAATAATAGATTCTAATAATATAAATTCAAAATTATTGGCTCCGTATTTGTTCCATGCATTTTGCAGATAACAATTCTCATGTTTGTTGTTATTTAATCTATATTTATGATCAATCCATCTATTAATAATATCTTTTGAGAATCCAACATAAACCTTATTATTTAGAATATTTTTAATTAAATATATACCAGATATAATTTTCATATATTACCTAGTGTGTTTGTCAGCACACATCCTTGCTGTACTTTCTGGTTTAACTCTACCTTTGAATCCACAAGAATGAACATAACTTAAACATTCAGTCATAGCTTCTCTAGACAATCCATTTTCCCCAGCATCAATATCAACCAAAAATCCATCTATTCTTTCCATAATAGGACTGTTGCCCAATATATCTAAGAATTCTTGAGCTATAAGAATACTTTCTGTAGTTTCTTGAAATATTCTAGCTTTGACACTCATATTGTTTTTTACAACATATTTATTATAAAAATAAATAGCACCTTTTCCAATTCTATGTAGAATTATAGCAGAGGAGAATACAGTATTATTTTTTCTAAATAATGAATCAGTTGCAAAAATTAAATGATATTTTTCATATTTATCGTAAGTATTAATGAAGGATTCAAATCTTTTCAGTATACTTTCAAAATCATATTTTACATCATCACTTGGACTGTAAAATATATTTTTCTTTATCGTATCAGTCTGTTTCATAATAACTCCATTATTGTTTAGAAAGTTCTTCTATTTCTTTTTTTAAATCTTCAAATAAATCGTCAATAGTTCCATCATGTACCCTATTGGACTTAATATATTCAAACATATATCCTATTAGCATTTGCTTTGGCATATCTTCATACACGGGATAACCATATTTTACATTTTCGTAATTAGAATTGTCGTATCCTTTTTCTTTAATCCATTTCCAAAACTTTTGATTAATTTTTCTTTTACTCATACAACTCTCGGTTATATTTTATTCTATTGTAAGTCTTATTTTATTAAGAATACAATCGTTATATTTATCATATATCTCTACGAATTTACAAAATAAATCGTAATTAATATCTTCTCTGTAATATAATACATTATCTAAATTCATAAAAAATGCCAATGTTCTTAAAGAATTTAACCATGATCTTAAAGGTTTTGAATTCTTTTTAATCCATTCTGATTTCTCTTTGAAATCAGTTACTGGTTTGCAGTTTCTAATTAAATGATGTTCTAACTCTTTGGATTGAATAGTACAATCCAAAGCAAAAAGTTTCTTTTCTAAATCTCCATCATCTATAGTATTTTTTATTATATAAAAATATTCACGAACATAATTGAATGTATTAATATTTTTTTCAAGTTTAGAAAAAGGTTCTATTTTACATCCATCCATATTTAATTCCCCTACATCCTTTTGGGATTCATACAAACTATGTTTTATAAACACTAGTTATATTTAGAGAATAAAATTATTTATTATTTTACCGTTATATATTTATTTTCTATTAACCAAATTAATATTTTTGCAAGAGCATTTGATAATTTGGAATCTGATAAATCTTCATTTAAATTTTGATAAATAACATATTCATTATCATAATCATATTCTATATTAAAATATTTAAATCCATTTTCCAATTGGACATGTAATGGTAATAATTTCAATAATTCATCCGAAGTAAAAGCTGAAAAGTTATAGGTAAGTTCACAATCCCCGATCTCAAATAAAGTTTCCATGGAACTTACTACATCATCCTTGTCTATATAAAACAAACTTTCTTGTTCAACACCAAGTTCTTTCAGTTTCTTGGCATATTCAAAATCACATACAATATCTTTTAAATTCATAACTTATTATCCTCCGGGAGAATTTAATCTCCCATTTATTAATTACTCTTCGCCTGCTTTATAATTCCACAAAGGTTTCACGAAATGATCTATCTTAACTGAGTCTTCAATAGCAGAAATAATGTCATCCTTGTTTTTATAAGCTAATTTACACTCATCCAATGTAGATTTATTCAATGAAGTAGTATATACTCCATTATCCGACATTGATTTAACAGCATCTTCAAGATTCAAAAGTTCTTTGGCTTTCTTCCTAGATAACACTCTACCGGCCCCGTGAGGTGCTGAAAAGTTCCAGAAATCATTTGATTTTCCTTCACCGATGATCAAACCATCTTCCATATTAAAAGGAATAATCAACTTTTCACCAACATATGATCGGATAGCCCCTTTACGAATAATCTTATCATCAAAGTCAATATAGTTATGTACCGCTTCGATCATATTAGATTCTTTAAAATTTTCCTTGAAGAAACCCATTATAATACGGTAAAGAATCACCCTACGGTTAAGTTTAGCGTATTTCTGAGCGTATGACATATCTTCTAAATATTCATTACCACCCATATCCAATGGTAAAAATTCCAAGTCTTTGAAAGCGTCGGCTCCATGAAATACTTTCTTCATAAATTCTTTTGCTTTATTCTGGTGATATTTTGCAATCTGTAGACCAAAATTTCTAGAACCAGTATGTACTGTTAACCAAATTGAATCGTCCTGATCTTTACCAAGTTCAATAAAATGATTTCCACCACCTAAAGTACCGATAGAATTCATAAAATCTCTAGTTTTGTTTTTATCAAGTTTCGTATCAATATGTTCGATCATATCCGTAAATCTTCCGTAATTTTCAAATCCGAACATTTCAACAAATTCTTTTACTTTATTAGTAGGATTTTTCCAATTATTAAGAGTAAATCCAGCTGGAATAGTACCTTTTACAAAGTTATCTAAACCAATTACATCAACATCAATTTTACCTAAGTTGTAGGAACACATACCACATCCAATATCAACACCTACTACATTAGGAATTACATAGTCATTAAAGGGAAATGTGAATCCTATAACTGCTCCTGACCCAGCATGACAATCTGGCATAATAGATATTGGTTCACCTGAAAATGCAGGATGGTTAAGAAAAGAGTAAATCTGAGAAATAGTAGTTTCATCAACATTATCAATCATAACTCTTGCGATATTATATTTACCTTTCAAAACAAACATATTTACTCCTAAAAAACATTACTAATATTATAACACGCTTTTAATTATTTGTCAATATCAAATATTCAAATTCTTTTGTAAGAGGTATTTCAATTTCAAATTATCATCGATAGTCATTGAACCTGACTTTATACTATCATACAAATAATTAAAAGGTGCTTTATTTATTATTTCTTCTACCCTAATTATGTGACCTAAATCTACTATAGGTTTTAATAAATAATATTCGTTTTTAATGTCTATTTCGCATATAATATAAGTTGACGAAATTAAGTTTTCCCTTATTTTATATCTAATTATAGTTCCTATCTGATACATACTATTTACACAAAGAATCTATTAATAGTTTTAACATAAAATTATTATAATCTTTTTTATATTCTACTTCACCACATTCAATTATTTTATCAAAATGTTTAAAACTAGAATACTTTTTAGGAAAACACATGAAATGTAATTTATTGTTTAAAATAATAAACTGTCGGAAAATATAAGTTTTCTTTGTAATATTAGTTAATTTGTACCAATTTCCTGACCAAACAAAAACATCTCCGATATTATATCGTATATTATTCATTTTGAGCTCTATTTATTTTTTCAGGCAAAAGAGTTTTGCAGGTGAAACTATGGATACCATAAGTGCTTTTACAAAGGGGACATCTTATTTCTATGAAGTCCTTTTCTTTACATCTAAGATGCTGTCCACATTTTTGACATGTGAATATAAAATGAGTTGTACCGTCTTTCATTTATTTTCTCAGAAATGGATATAATATGATACAAATTATAATTGATAGTCCAACCAATATAAAGGGAAGAGCTAAGAAAATTAACCAGACTAGGACGGGAAACCAAACTGGAGCCCAGACCAAAGCCCATGGCCAATTAATAACACCACCCATTTTTAAATATGTTAAAAAGGCCGATATTAGAATCATCCACATTAGATTGAATTCAAACTTCTTATTTTTCATGTTATCTCCTAATTATATTAAAGAAATATTATAATATTCCAACCATTCGGAAAAAGTCAAACATTTAGTAAAAAATCCATGAGGAATATGTTTAGGTAACTCATAAGTTCTTCTACCATATCCATTATAAATTTTAGAAGCTTCTTCCTCTGTTAAATATTTTTTAGTATATGTATCCTTTAATTCAATTTTATAAATTAATTTCATTTTTTAAATATCCTTTTTACATATTTTCTATTAATTTTTTAAGTTTGTAATAATTATCTAATATGAATTCCTTGGGTATGTCACGTTCTGCACGATACAATTGATTTCCAATTTTATATCCAAGAAAATTTGTATCTATTATTTCTATACAATAACTCATGTTTTTTCTTACCTCAAGTATTTTAAATACAAGATACGAATAACCACCGAAATATGTTCCGCTTTTTGATGTATAACTAACTATATCGTTTACCTTAAATTTAGGATTCCATCGTCTCATATTAGGCTCTCACTAAATTATTAGATTCAATTTCTTCTTTAATGGAATTCAAATTATCTATCATTGAAGATCGATCTTTTAAATCTTGTACTCTTAGAATACAATTTTCTCCCATATGAAGATAGATTCCGTCGAGATACTTATCTCCTTCGTCGTCATAAAGATTAACATTAAATGTAATATTCATTAATTAACTCCCTAATATAACGTAGATATATTATAACACGCCTTTTTATTTTTGTCAAGTTATTTCTAAATACAATAAGGTGGATTAAATGAAAAGATATATGTACGATCTAACTGATCAAACTTTACAAGATATATTAAGACAATACAAAAATGATTTAAAACTCATAGTTCCTTTAAGGAAAAATGTTAGTAAATCCGAATTACGTAGACATGATGAAAAAATATTCTTATATATAGAAGAAGAACCTGTAGGATTTATTATATTCGAAGAAAACTATCCTAGAGATGGTGTAATGTATCTAGATAAAATAGAGGTACTTTCTAAATCCAAAGGATTAGGTACATATCTAATGAAAAATTTTATAGATTATTCCAGAGCTCATTCATTTAAATATATAAAATTATTTCCATATATAGCACCTAAAGTAACTATGGATTTAGATAAATTAATAGAATTCTATAAAAAATTTGGGTTTAAAGAAGACGGACAAAATATGGTATTAGATTTGGAAACTATTATAGATGAATCCAAACTAACTCTGCAATCTGTATTATTTGATAAATCAAAATATGATAAAAATGAAGCTGAAAATTGGTTATCAAAACATGGATATAAACATAATACATCCAGATCAACACATAAAAAATATAGATTCAGACAATCCAAACCAAATTTTAAAACATATAGGTCTAAAGAGATTACAGATGGAATAACATTTCTTTACGGTATAAAATAAAAAGGAGAAACAATGTGGATAACTCGTTAATAAATTATGATAATATAGTATCTATAGGAATCAGCAAAGGATATAAATTTTCCAATGTACCTTATATGGTTGATATTATAGGTATAAGATCAAAAGAACCTATAGTAAATAAATTTTGTGATAAATTTTTATTTACAAGAATAAATGGAAATAATATAAGAGAATTTTATATTTGTGATGGAACTACAGACCCTGGCCTATATTATCTACAAAATCCAATGAATGTAAAAGGTACGGCCATAGTTAAAGAAGGTCAGTATATAGATTTATGGGGTATAGGAACTCATACAGGATATGAAGCTCTAGTTCAAATAGGAAATGTCACAGTATATAGAGATAAGGATAAAGACGGAGAATTAGATTTAGACCCTAACAATTTAGATACTAGTAAGTATTTTGGTATTGATTTGCATCATGCCAGATTTGACGGTAAATCTACTGATATAAATAGATGGAGCGCGGGCTGTATGGTCATAGCAGATATAAATGATTTTGCTAAAATATTGTCATGGTGTAAAGAACAAGTATCTAATAAGTTACCAAATAAGTTTACTTACACATTGATTAATGAAAAAGATTTAATGGCATAATAAAAGGGACTCGAAGTCCCTTAAATTTTTTATAGCCCAAGAAAGGAATCGAACCCTCATCTCCTATTTACAAGACAGGAATAATAGCCGTTATACTACTTGGGCGTATATTCTATTTAGTATTTTTTGTATTACTATTTGTATTAATTATAATGGAATTTGTATATACAAATTTTGCAACATCGGATTCTATTTTAATCTTGTCGTTATAGCATCCTCTCATGGTGAATACACAATAAAACAGAAAAGCTGTTAAACATACAATACTTATACCTTCTACCACAGCAGATTGCCAATTTTTAAAATTACTCATAAAATTTATTAACCTCTTTTAAAATAGACCCAAAAATCTTTTTCTTATAACAGGATAAACATTGTCCACTACTCGTATTAATTCATATTTATTGAATATAATTTCACCGTACATTTTATGATTAATTTCTATAAGTTTCAAATTTATTTCCGGTATAAATCCAAATCTTTCTCTGAAAAAATTCAATAATTTCTGATCTACTTGCAACATACCGTATAAAACAATTTTTGGATTTTCCTTCAACTTCTTTGATTGTTCCTTTTTGCATTTATCTAGAATATCAGAATTAAGTTCACTATAACCCATATCTACCTACCTTTATTTTAAATCTTTCATTAGATCGTTTCTTACTCTGGTTAAAATCTTTCCAAGAAGATTTTCTCCTTTCCAATTATCAGGATTATCAATACCTTCGTCCTTTTCATCCATTCCTATTCCCCAAACTGTATCATAGGGACTAGTTTCTACCAAATGATAAGGATAAGTTGCTTTTAATAATTCCCATGACTTAGGATTTTGAGAAAATCTTAAATAGTTACCAGTATATACTATATTTTCTTTTTCTAAATTCCAAATGTCTTGATCAAAATCTTTTATTTTTCTACCCAAATCTTTAATTTCTCCGGGTTTGCTAGAATTTAGAATTTTATTTGCCATCTCATAATCTCTAAACAATATAGCTTTTTTGTACATCATATATTGTTCACAACAATTAAATTCAATATCATTTTCCTTGAATTTATCTGGACTCCATTGACTTATTTTATTCTTCCAGAAAAACAAATATTTTCCCTTAATCATAATTACCTTCCCTATTAATATAACTCATTATTTCAGAATTAAAATAATCTCTAAATCTTTTTTCTCTCATTGATAGTCTATCATGTTCTTTCAACCAAGGATTATTTCTAGTAGAACAACACATGGAACAAGAACAAGTCTTAGTTGTTTTATTGTACATACCAATAAGTCTATCATTTGGTTCTAAATTATATTTTTTAATAATATCTTGTTTTAGTCCCCAATATCTAGATACCAATCTTTTTCTAGCCTTTTTTCTTCCTATCTCTAAATTTCTTCTAGATATCATATGTTAGATTCTATCTTATCTATACATTCTTTTAAATTAGTACCCATATTTGACCATCCAAGAATTTTTATTTGATTAGGTAAATAATGTTCTTTATTTTCTATATTAATCAGTTCTGTTAGTTTTATAACTAAATCAGTAACTTCTTTTTTAGTGGAAGGAACATTTTCTAACTCTATATCGTATAATGAACCAAAACCTTCTAATGATGTTACATTTCTATTATCATACCTATATATTACATATGTTATATAATATTTCATCTATTCCCTCGGAAAGAACAAGATTCGAACTTGTGAACCTTTTTAGGGGTTAATGGTTTAGCAAACCATCCTGATAAACCTCTCCAGCATCTTTCCATATCATTTATTAGTAAACCAATTAGTAATATAAATCGGTATACATGTACCTTTATAACCAAGGTATTGACATTTATTATATTGTTTATCATAATATCCAACAAAATTATTTTCCATCGTACAAGAACTATCATTTGTTAAAATTATAACGACCTTTTCACTGTCAGTTATTTTTTCTAATGTAATTAAATATTTTGTATCAATCCTATAGGGATTAATCGATTTTTCATTACAACTTACTAGAATAATTAAAACTACTACAATACTAATAACTGCTGTAAATATAATTGATATCATTCTTTCTCTTGTCATATTACCCTCAACTATGATTTAAATGTTCTTCCTCTAATATCCTTTAGAGAATCTTTATATATTGGATTTCTATTTTCCATTATGGATAATGCTAATTCCAAACCATTGTACATACCACGCATATATTCATCAAAATTCCAATTACCGTCAGTACCTTGTACTTCTACACAACTTTTTAAAGATTCTATTCTTTTTTTATAAGATACTCTCATACAATATATTATAAACAATGTCATGTAAATTTACAATCATCTAGGGTAGAAAGAATCGAACTTTCATCTTAAGCTTCAGAGTCTTTTGTAATTCCACTATACTATACCCTAATTATAGGAAAGAGTGAGAATTGAACTCACAAACCCTTTTGAGGTCAAACAGCTTTCAAGGCTGTGCCGCTCACCAATGCGGTAGTCTTTCCATATTTTCCTCTCGACTGGATTCGAACCAGTACTGAATTGCTTCTAAGACAACCGACTCTTCCGTTGGTCTACGAGAGGTTCATGAATTATAATGTTTTTTCGTATTCTTTTATTTTATTTAATAAATCTTTATCTTTTATAAACTTATCGAAATTCCAAACAAAAATATTAAAAACCATTTTATAATATCCGGTTTCCCACTCACCAAAAATATTACCATCTTTATAGTTATCTCTTATTTCATAGTATAGATCAGTATCATTAAATAACAAGTACATCAAATAATTATATAATCTATTGTTGTATACATAGCTAGTTCTTAAAACCCAATTATTTCTATAAAGTAAAGAAGAAAACAATAGTAATACTAAAGATACTACACCAATTTCTAAACTAATAACTAACAAACTACTTATCATATTTTACCTCATTTAACTTAAAATTTATTATTAAATTAACTAAATGCTTATCTTTAATAAAATTATAAAAATTCCAATCGAAATAAGTTTCCATGATATTTTGATATTCCATAAAAAGACTCAAAAATTCTTTTTCTTCTAAGTATTTACTTATGTTATTATCGGGATTGACATGTAGATATGATTTTAAATCAACATAGAACTCAATTGTTTTAAAACTTATCCATATTCCTCTGATAATTAAATATATCGTAAATAAATATAATATCAGAAATACTATCACTAAAATCATATCACCTCTTTAAATATTTTCTATATTAATTATAATCTTTTGAAATTTCCAATTATTTTGGAATTCTTTTGTTTCTAATAATTCCACAAATTCTTTAGATTCCCTTAATGTGGGATATGCAAAACTTTCTTTTTCAACATGAAAACCGAAAACACATGTATTCTGCAAACTTTGTCTTAGATGTTTAATAGTTTCAATTTTCCAAGCTCTTTCGGAAATTTTATTCATATATTGTATGATATTTTCAACAATCTCTGGATACAATATATAAGTACTGGTGTTCACTCTAAAAAATATATTTCGTATTAAATAAAAACAATACCTAATTAACTCATCATAATATATCCACTCAGATTTTTTATTTTTAAAATGATCATACATTGTTAACTCAAATATATCAACATATTCTTTGAATTCCAAACAACATCTGTTACCATTAAACATATAATCTCCGTGATGATTTACATATGTATATCTATCAACATACGGAGTCAATGAAGTAATGATATATTCGATTATATTAACTATGTCTACGCTATCCTCGGCTTCATATTTTATATGACCAATAAACTTGAAATATTTTTCTTCAAGATTATTATAAAGAGGATAATACATACGAGATGATAAACAATTCATAATCTTCTTTTCTTATAAAATAATAATTTCTTAAATCTAGTGATACTAATTACTTTATTATTGTATCTATTAAATACATAATAGAAAGAATAAATTCCAATAATTACCACTATTAAGATAAAACATACTAAAATATCCATTTTATACCTTCAATTTATTTTCTATATAAAGGTCTATAATGTTATATATTTTAGAAGTTAATATTTGTCTTTCCATAAAGTAAAGACCTTTATCATTATTTCTATAATAGTTATCTAATATATATTTCTTTTCTTCAATAAAATCTTTAGTCCAAGAAGAAGCTTCTGAGGGTGTAGTAAAACAATCACTAATATTACTGTAAATGTCAGCCAATTTTAATAGAACACCTCTATCAGAAATATTAGATAATTTATCTGTTTGATATATTCTTTTACCTATTCTATAATTCTTGGAATCATATTTTTTATAATCTTCTTTATTATCTGTTACATACAAAACTAAATCAGCCGTATCTTCATTAAATTCTTTTTTAATATCTTCATATGTTATTTCCGTATCTTCCATTAAATCATGACAATACCCAGCACAGATTAAACTAATATCATTAGGTGCCAACATATGTAGTATATTTGCAACTTGCATAACATGAAAAAAATATGGTACATCATTATAGTTTCTTTTTACATTTCTATGATGCAATTTAGCATATTCATGGGCTTTCCTAATTAATGGATGAAAGTTTTGCATATTCATAACAAATCCTTACTAATATTATAACACGGTTTTTTAGTTTTGTCAAATAAATTAAATTTAAAGTTTATCTATGATATCTTTTAATTTATTATTATCAGATGGAATTTTTGAGAAACATTGAATAGGAATAGAATTACTATTTGAATATTGTTTTGCTGAATCAAAAGATATCATTACAGACACTATAATACAAACTAATAATATAACAAAAAGAAAACTAATAATTATTATTAAATATAACATTTCAAAAAATTAATAGCGGGTGGTGGAATTTGACCCCACAACTTCCAGTTTGGAAAACTGGCACTCTACCAATTGAGTTACACCCGCAAATTAGAAGGTAAAAGAATCGAACTTTTGTTGTTAGATTATCAGTCTAATGTTCTTCCATTGAACTAACCTTCTATATATTTATATATATTCTAACTATTTTTTATACTAATCAAATTTATCTTAAAAAGAATTTTCTCCAATTCTTCTATTACATTCTTAGCAGGAATCCTATATATTTTATAATTTAATTTTTTTATACATTCGTCTCTTTTCCTATCTTTTTCTTTTTGAATAATTGTGCTATGCCATCTTTCACCATCAACTTCAATTATTATATTATCGAATATAATAAAATCTGGATAATAATTAAGTATTTTTTTATTATGCTCATATTTTATATTATTATCAGATAAATACTTAGAAACTAATTTTTCAGGATATGTCATTTTATTCCAGATTCCTGCCATTCTTCTATTTGGATGTTTCTCAGGAAAATTATTATATAAATTAATTTTACTCTCAGATTGTTTTTTCTTAGCAATATCAGACATATGATACGAACCTTTGAAACATTTTCTACAATAACCTGTTTTAGTTTTTCTTAATAATTTTTTAGAGCAACCTTTACATAATTCAATAGTATGTATTCTAAGTTTATTTCTTCTAGATATATTCTGGTATTCCGTCTGTATATGACTATTGGCACATTTAGATGTACAAAACTTTCTTTCGTCTTTAGCTATATAAATTTTACCTTTTCTATAAAATCTTTTTATTTCAAATGTTTTCCCACATTTGGGACATGATTTCTGGATTAATAAGAATTTCCTTTCATATTTTTTTATATTATCTTTATCAATATGGTTGTTTCTTACATGACCTCCATATTGTTGATAATTTTCAAATTTAATTCCGCAAAAATCACAAATAATCATATATGATAATATACCTTCATTTATTCTGATCGAAGCGATTCGAACGCCTGACATCTTGTTCCCGAAACAAGAACTCTAACCAAACTGAGTTACGACCAGATAATTTATTTATTAAGTACTTCCATTTCATGTATACAATCTTCTAATTTAGATTCATCGGATGGTTGATATCCTTCCCAATCGCCTCTTTTATACATATCACATACATTAGTAGATTCTACTCGTCCTAATCCATTATCTCTATTCTTCTTACAAATATAAATATTGTAACTAATTTCTCTAGATTCCAAACAATATCTACAGTTGTGACAACAATCAGCCATTCTGTGATTGTACTTTAATATAGGAATAGTTTTGGTCATAACATACACTCGGTATCATATTTTCTTTTAGTCCCTTCAACAAATCCATTATAATAACCATCATATTGACCTTGACTATAAAAATATCTAAAATTATCAATCATAGATTTAACTTCTTCTGGATGACCACAAAAATCCATAAATTTTATATCATTTATGAAAATCTCATAAAAATTTACGTACATCCTTTTTTCTTTAAGTATGTATGTTATTGATAACTCAGTTCTTTCCATACTATCCTTGATTTTAAAATCGCATTTTAAAAAATTTCCCCTAGGTGAGATTCGAACTCACACGACCATTACAGTCAAGGTTTTTAAGACCTTTGGATATACCTAATTCTCCTACAAGGGGTTCAAATCTACAATTTTATTCCTAATTTTTCTAAATCTATTTTTTCCAAAATAATTATTTTTAAATTAGGGTTACATTCTATTACTTTTTTCATTTTTAATCTATCATCAACTCTACCATCTTTTGATTTCCAATAATAACCTTTTATTTCTATATATTCTTCGGAATCAATTAGATAAAAATCTGGATAATAAAAATGACTATAATCATCTTCTTTAAATTTGAATCTTAAATTTTTATTTCTTGTTTTTACCCATTTTATATTATTTTCATTTAAATAAGTTGCATATTTTAATTCCCAAGTTCCTTGTACTTTAATTTCTTTATTCAAGTACGGACAAAAAATAGAATAATATTTTGTTTTTATAAGTCCATTATTTTTACAACCCATACTATTTGATATTTTTTGTCTTGATTCAATTGTATGTTTTCTACCCAAGAAAGAAGGTTTCATTTTACCAATTTTTATATTTTCTTTTCTTGTTGCAACAATTTGTTCTATGACGTTTTTAAATTTAACAGAATTATTTCGTTTCCATTCTTTAGAACATATTCCTGATAATTTTTTAATCAAATTACCATTGGTATCATAATGATTCCATTTCGAAGGATTTCTTAAATGAGCTTCCTTCATTTTATCAGAATTAATTTTTCTATTTATAATGCAACTATTTTGACTTTTGGAACAACAATATTTACCATTTTTTAATAGAAAGATTCCTTCTTTACCACATCCATACGAACATAACATATATTTATTTCATCATTCCGGCATATTACTTATTTTTCTACTTTATCTATACAATCAATCAATTTTTTATTATCTATTTCTGCTTGTGTTATAATATTATCTGGTATATCTTCATTTAACATTTTTTCAATATTAGAAACATATATATCAAATTTTTTATATAATTCATTATTGGATTGTTCATATATATCATCACAATATTGTTTTATAGCGTCATCTAATTGATCATATTTTTCACACAAATCATCATTTATAGTATCTTTAAAGAATTTTTTATAAATCATTTATTATCCTCAGAAAACGATCATTTTCAAATTGATCTTCCGTGATTCCAATTCTACCATATCTATTTTTATAGATAACTCCACCATATATACATATATTACATTCAGCGAAAAGTTCAAGTGGATTGTAGCCTGTAATTACATCCCGTATTCTAGTAAAATCGTCTATAGTAAATACAAAAGGATATATATACTTACTAGATTTACCTCTTCTTAAATCAGAAGTAAATAATCGTAATATTTTTTTATCTTTATCGTATATCATATAAATTATCAGGGATAGGAAGAGTCGAACTTCCCCCTAAAGGTTCAAGGCCTCTAGTGCTACCGAAACACTTTATCCCTATTATTTGGAAGTACGAGATTCGAACTCGCCCTTTGTGCTTCACAAACACATGTGCAATTCCAGATACACTAACTTCCACTGCCGTTTAGAGGAATCGAACCACTCACCCGACCACCTCATAACCAATTATAAGGGTAAGAGTTTTACAGACTCTCATGAGGATTAAACGGCTTATTTGAAAGGGTGGGAATCGAACCCACTTGCTACCCTGTTTCCAGAACAGGTGACTCAGCCTTTAGTCCACCTCTCAATGAATTACTATTAGAAGTGAATGGACTCGAACCATTATTATCCGCTAATCTGGCGGTTACCTCGTTATAAGCGAGGGGGTTTACCAATTAACCTACACTTCCATTTTTAATGGGCTCTCAAGGAATCGAACCTTGGAGGACACTTTATGAGAGTGTTGTTATACCATTTAACTAAGAGCCCTAAAACTATTTATTGGGTCTACAGGGAATCGAACCCTGGTCTGCCGGTTAAAAGCCGGTAGCTACTTCCATTGAGCTATAGACCCGTTATTAACATTTCCAATATTGATAATGTGCGTTTACATGTCCATCTTGTTCAGTCTCAAATGAACTTTTATAAGAATTTAATTTCAAATTAAATGTTGAAATACATTCATTGAATATAGATTCTGATATAAAAGAAACTTTATCATCACCAAATCTAGCTGAAAATTTGGGTTCATCAAAACCTGTAACTTTACAAATATAATTGATATTATCTAAACCTAATTTTCTGGCTTCTTTGTCAGTTATAACTTTTATTTTGGTTCTGATAATTCTACCCATTTTATCTCCATCAAATCACTGTACATATATTATACTACGTTTTTGATTTTTTGTCAATAAGTATTTAAATTTATTTTTAACCTAAGTCCTAAACATTGGGTTTTACAGGAGTCGAACCTGCAACATTCACTTTAAGAAAGTGCTACTCTACCATTTGAGTTAAAAACCCTTATATTTAATTTATCTTCTCTCAAATGTGATCATCATATCATTCTTATCAATTCCAGAAATTCTCCATTCGTCAAGAACATTATCTGGAATCTCTTTAATATCATGAGAAACTATTTTCATTCCATCATCTAATTCATCTTCTCTAAATAAACCATAATGTTTTATTACTAATACAGTTTCGTTTTCATCTAAACTATCAATTATATGACCTAACTGTTTAATATTTTGTTTTTCTATACATTGTTTTAATGCTAATATTTCTTCTTCTTTATTTTCAAACATTATCATATTGTATCTTATGTATGAGTTCTAGTAAACCCGTGTCCATTAAAAATGGAAGTTACGGGTTTAATAATATTTTTAACTTTAGTACATTTACACTCAGGACATTGACACTCAAATTCTTCCCATGGAATACCCATTTTCTTTTCTACTTCGAATACATAATTACATTCTTCGCATTTAACATCATAAAATGCCATAATACCACCTTGGTTGATTTAATTAAATTTATTATAATAATATGATTTAAAAAAGTCAACTATTATTCGGGTTTTTTAATTTCTGGTTTATATTGTGATTTTTCTTGGGATATAGAAGAATTTGAATATAAACTATACAATGAATCGCATAACCCACCTAAACGTTCTAACAATAATTCTTGCTGTTGCGGTGTAAGAAAATCTAGATGTTTAGTGAATTCTGCAATCAAAATTTCTTTGTTCATACCCTTCTTCTTTTTGAAGTGATTATTTTTATTTAGTAGAAAATTCTTCTGATTTTATTTTATTCTCTCTAAAAAACAATATGAAATTTGGAATATTAATATTAGATTTATATCTAATAAATTGTTTATATCCAAACATTTCAAAAATAAAATTTTTGAATTCTAACATATTAATTCTTTAATTTTTTCGACATCAATATGTTTTAATCCTTTAAGAGATTGTAAAAATTCGCTATCTCCTGTATAATATATATCTAAATTATTAGAAAAGAAATACTCTACAGTTTCTTTCATTATTTTATGTACAGTATATCCCAATACCTCTACTTCATCATAGGGTTTTTCTGGATTATAACCATCCACGTGAGTGCCATAAAAATATTTTCTATTGTCCATTTGCACTCCAAATAATACTATCTTCTTTACATTTAATAAATAACACATGTATAATGCCGAAATTAATATATTTCTGAATACTGGCAAGACATTATAATTATCTTGTCTAAATTTTTTATGATCTCTCCAATATTCTAAATTGGCCATATTATCATTT